AAACACTCAATTCCCGTTTACGGGAAACTAATAAGAACAACGTAATAAGAACGAATATAAAAAGAATAATGATACCGATTCGGGCTTACGCCCTCATCGGGGCAATCGTCAATATAGTAATATATCGATAGGTATTAAATAAACGCTATAAGGCGTATATACACGTAATAGGACGGTATAACATACGTACTTATTGACGGTATAACAAACGCCTATATAGGCGAATATATACGGCAGACAAGGAGGTAATAACGAATGAGTAAGCGAAGGTTTAACGATAAGCAGATACACGCTATCGAGATACTGTCTACGCCTGGAAGAGGCGGTATGACACTCGGAGAGGTAGCGGACACCATCGGCATTAGCGAAAGACAGCTATACACATGGCGACAGGATGACGTATTCATGGAGGCGGTAACGCGTAGGACTATCGTCAAGTCTAGCGAGTACCTGCCGGACATCATGGCGTCCGTACCTAAGCATATCATAGACGAGGGTAACGCCGCTATGCTACGTACCTATATGCAGGCTATAGGGGCGTTGACGGAGCGGGTAGAGGTAACGGGTAGTAGCGGAGCAGATGACGATGTGGAGCGTATGCGTGCGGAGATAGAGCGTATGCGACGGGGTAATGACGAGTAGGCAATCGGAAGTAAGGGCGAGTGAGAGCGCCTATATAGTAGAGATGCGAATGAGATGGCGAGATAGGTTGCGAAGAAGTTCCGGCAGCGAGAGCGGATTGATTGCGAAAGGAAAGCAATTCATCAGCGACGAGGCTCCGACGCGCGACCCTCAAACGCTTTGACTATCGTTGTTGCATAAGTATTCAACAAACGTTTATGTATTCGATGTATAAACCGCATGGAATCAACGTTGTATAAACGATGTATAAAACGTAATTGATAACGTATTGCAGACGAAAGCCTGTAAACGTTGATATGACGACAACAACAGCGCATACCTAACCGATAATGAACGTAACATAATGCGATTGTGTTACCTAATGGGCGAATAATTATGCGGAGGGCCGCGAAAGTAAATAGGGGGCGGGGCGTTTCTGTGGGCGGATAAACACCGGAAGGGTTTTAACCGCGGGAACTGAAAAAACGCTTTGCCTTTTGCGGAGGTGTAGGCGATAACCAAGCGACGTAACGACGTTAAAGAAAAGACGCCCGCCTAATTAAAGGCAGACGTCGATGTACGCCTTATAGGCATATATCTACGTACACATCGTCAATATCTTCGGACTCTATGCCGATGTAACGCAATGTCTCACGCTGACTCGCATGATTGAGAACACGCATGAGCAACGATATATCCACGCCCGATTGATAAGCATGATAAGCGAAAGTCTTACGTAGGCTATGCGTTCCAAAAGCGATTGATACGCCAGCTATATCGGACGCTCGGTTTAACATGCGCCAAGCCTGTACGCGACTAATCGGCTTATCTCCATTCCTTGACGGAAATAGAAAGTCGGAATCTTTAGCGTATGGAGGCACACATACCTTTACCGCTTGCTTAATCGCCGTATTTATTTTAATACGGTTACGCTTGCCAGTCTTGGACTCGCGAATGACGATATAATCGTCCGTAATATCACCGACCTTTAGCGATAGTATGTCGGATATTCTTAGCGCGGTATTAATGCCGATTGTAAAGAGTAACAGGTTACGAGGGTTATCGGATAGTGCTTTTCTAATGCGAGCAATATCCCGCTTATCTTTTAAAGGCTGTACGACGTTCATTTGAATCGCTCCCTTGACGATTAATTTACGTTAAGTATAAGCGATAGATTGGCGAATGTCAAGCGTAAAGTTAAAACAATACGGACATATCGGTATTAATCGATTTAACGGCTATACAGCTTGTTTTAAACGGATAGTACATGAATTACACTAGAAAGCATTAAAACGTCTACAAACGTCTTAAAACGACGAATACGGCTATGTAGCGAATACATAAACGGAAAGGAGGGCGATATTATCGCATGGATTAACGGAGAATGGGTTGAGTGGGATAAGCGCGCGGAAATTATCGAAGTCTATCGCGAGTATAAGTTATTAATGGACGAGCAGTATCCGACTATTGACGATTTAGCAAGCTCGGGAAATCTCGAAGAATATTACGAGAAAGCAAAGGAGCTTGAACGCTTAGAGCGGATACATCTCTGCGAGGATGATACTTACGAATTCGCCCTCGAATACTTCTCGGAAGGGCGAAACCCCGGCAATGCCGGTAATTGGGAGGGCTTCGATATTTTGACGAAGGAGGATGCGCCCGCCTTTCACGTTGAAATGACGGACATCATCGACAAGGTATCTAGCGAAGAAAAGAACGCTAAAGTTGCCGTAGCTGCTCCTCGATCACACGCTAAGTCGACATGGTACACGAAGGACTTTCCGATTCATCAAGTCGTATATAGGTTACGTAAATACATTATTATTATATCGGAAACACCGACAGTTGCAACGGCTAACATGGAGTGGATTCGCGGACAGCTTAAATATAACGAAAAGCTACGGCAGGACTTCGGCGGGCTATTATCGCCACAAGACCAAGCTAACGACAAGGATAATAGCGAGGAGTTTATCGCTTGGCATAAAGAGGGCGAGTATAAGCGGCAATTAACACTGGTACAAGCCGCATCAACGGGTCAAGCGTTACGAGGGCGTAACTGGAACGGTTCTCGACCGGATTTGATTATTTGTGACGACTTAGAGGACGCGAGGCCGGGCGGTAATGCTAGTACGCCCGAACAACGTGACAAGCTACGTGATTGGTTTAGTCAGACGGTAATGGCGCTTGGCGACCCCAAGGGGGAGCGTACGGCGTTTGTTGTCGTCGGTACGACGGTACACTTCGAAAGTTTGCTTATGACGATATTACACAAGCGTTCGGATTTCCAATCGAGGATATATCGGGCGATTATAAGCGAACCCGAACGAATGGACTTATGGGAAGAATGTCGACAAATCTATATCGAACGAGAGAACGCAAACAGATTGGCGGACGCTAACGCATTTTATCAGCGACATATAGACGAGCTACATCGAGGAGCTAAGGTATTATGGGGCGACGTGCAGCCGTTATATAAGTTGATGCGTTGGAAATGGGATAACGGATCAAAGGCGTTTAATACGGAGTATATGAATAACCCTATCGATGAAGAATCGATGATATTCAATCCGAACACCTTTACGTATTGGGATGACGTAAATCCGACGAAGGAATTCCCACACAACGAATACACAATCGCAATCGGGGTAGACATGGCGTTAGGTAAAGAACGAGGCGACTATTCTGCGATTACCGTCGTAGCCAAGCATAATGAAACCGGAATTAATTACGTCGTAGATTCTTTCGGGGAGAGAATACCGGTAGACGAGTTTATTAAAGTCAACGTCGATAAGGTACTCGAATGGCAACCGGACGTAGTGGCGGTGGAATCAGTCGCCGCACAGGAGTTCTTTGCAGATACTTTAAAGTATGAACTCGCCAACGTGGGCTATCCTTCGTTTACGAGGCTCAAAAAGATATACTCACGAACACGAAAGGAATTACGTATTGAGGCGATGTTGCCGATTATTGAAAATAAGACGCTCCAATTCTCACGCTCGCACTCGCTATTACTTGAGCAATTCGAGCGATACGGGCAAGGCGGAGCGGATGATCTTCCGGATTCCTTGGAAATGGCAATAAGCGCTACAAACGAAGGTGAGACGGTAGTTAGAACAGTAAAACGAATGAATCGCTGGTAAGCGAGGAAAGGAGGTCGAATAGATGTCGAGAACACGTAATATCATCGCAGATTACAACATACTTTCTCCGGACGACTTTAACGCTCTTATTTTCAATAAGTTCGAACAGTCGCTAGGACGCGAAACACGCGAGCGGATTAATCGTCAGCTAGATAATTATTCATATTACGAAGGAAAGCAGCACCGCAATGAATACGGCGAACTGGTTAAAGCTTCGGAATTGCCGCGACCGCCCGGCGTTGACTACGATCCTACGCGCTATGCTACGAATTATTTTAAGGCAATAGTCGATAGGAAGGCGCGCTGGCAAATGGGCGGTAAACACGGCATATCCGTTCCTCGCCGAAGAATAGACGATGTCGAAGACGTGCTATCAGACGGCTACGAGCCGAGCGAAGCGCAGCGAAAAGAAAACGAGCGCGCCGAGAATTACGAACGCCTGCTTTATCAGCTTTGGGACGAGAACCGTATGCGCGCGCGACTAGTGCAAGCGGCTCGCGACCGTTTAATCGCCGATAGAGTCGTATGTAAAATCGTTTATAACGACCGAACGGGCAAGCTCCGCTGGATATTCCGTCCGGACAACGAGTACATTCCGGTTTATTCCGAAGATGATTTCGAGGACTTGCTAGAAGCACACTTCGTAAAAGGCGTTACGTACGAGCGGCAGGGCGGCGAAGAAATACCGGCAATACGTAAGCAATCATTTACGCTAGAAAACGGAATGGCTTACGTAGAAGAAGCTATTTACCGCGAGAGTGATTTGGAGCTGCTCGAGACATTGCAGGAGAAAACGCCACTCGGACTTGGCTTCATTCCGGTGCAAGAATTTCCGGTTAACGAACTTTTATCCGAAAGCATCGGTGAATCTGAAATATCGGATTTGCGCGAACAAAATGACGTACTTAATCAAATGAACGAGGACGCAATCGACTCGCTTAAATTCGAAATGTTCGAGATTACGGCGATTACGAACGCGGCGCCCGGCGCGACGGACAACTTCGTAGTAGCGCCCGGCTCAGTTGTCGAAATACAGTCGCAAGGAGATACGAAGTCAGCGGACATTAAGAAGGTATCGGGTAACTTCGGCTGGAAGGACGCGTTTAAGGACCAGTACATGCGAGTTAAAGGCGCTATGCACGAAATATCCGGCTTACCGCAGATTGTACCGCAGGAACTT